GCACGAGCCGCCGCGGCAGACGGCACGAGATCACCCACGGATAGGACGATTGCGCACGTTTGGGGACGATGGAGCCGTGGTGAGACGATTGGGACGAATAGGACAATCGGGTGATTCTGCCTGCGTAGGACCGAAGTCGCACGCCGCAGGTCGTTGTAGCGGAGACGTCAGCGCCGATACACCGGAGGACCCGAGGGAGAACCGTCGCACACGACCCGGAGGCGGTCGAGCCCGCCACCTGTCGATCGTCGGGCCGAACACCGGGCGGCCGAGGCCGACCCTGACCATGTTGAGGAAGGCTGCGTGATGACGTTCGTACTGGTCGGCTTCGGCCTGTTCGTGGCGCTACTCGCCACCTTGGGCGGCACTCGCCTGCTAACGAGGCGCTTAGGTCAGCGGGCTGCGACCATCCCGTGGCTGACGATCGGCCTCGCAGCCTCAGCCGTTGTAGCTGCCGCACTGGGATCACTAACCGCGTAATCAGCCCTCGGCGCGGCCGTGCTCGGCGAGCCAGCGCCGTCGCCTCTCGTCCGCTTCGGCCTGGGTGAGCTCGTGGCCGAACTCCAGCATGCGGCCGGGTACTTCCACGGCGGCACGATGCGTGACGTACACCGGCTGCTTGGCCGAGCCGAGCAGCACGCGGGACAGCCAGGTCGGCATCCACGGCCGGGCCTCCAACCAACGGGCACCGGCGTACACGGCGGTGACGGAGGCCGGGACAAGGACCATGGTGCCGACCGGCTGAAGCGGCTGCAGGGTGTCGACCAGCTCGGCCGGCACGCCGTGGGTGAGCAGCCAGGCGACCGCCCAGGCGAGGCCGGCGCCCCACAGAGTGGGGACCAGGGTGCGGAGTACCGAGGTCAGGTAGTCGGTCACGGCTTTACCTCCGTGGTGGTCGGGACGGCTTGCGGCGAGGCTCGGCGGGCGGGTCGGTCGGCGCAGGGGTGGTCGGCGCCGGTGGGGCTGGCGGCGGGGTCGGGGTGGTCACTGACTCGCCGTTGGCGTGGCGCCGGCGCGGGCGAATGCCTGACGGACGGCCTCCTGCATCTGGGCCTCCGTCACCCCGGCCGGCAGGGCGGCGGCGAGCCTGGCTCCCAGCGCGGCGACCTGCTCGTCGGTGATGGTCAGCTCGACGTCCTGGTCGGCCTCGACGATCTGCCGCATTGCGGCGATCACGTTGGCCTCGTCGTCGCGCAGGTCGCCGGCGAGCGCGTCGAGCTTCACCGCTATCGCGACGAGCTTCTCCACCGCCTGGCCGGCGTAGTAGTTGGTCCAGCCGAGCATGGGGCCGGCATCGACGGTCTTGCCTACGTTCGGGCCGGCTGGGTAGGCGATCGGGTCGGTCCAGCTCACGTCATCCTCCTCGGTGATGATCAGTGGTCCCACGGCGCGGGTGTTGATGTCCGGGATGGCCCGGTAGGCGTGGGCGCCGGGGCAGGCGGTGGCCTTGACGTCGCGGTGCCCGCCGTTGGCGGTGCGGTTGCGCGACCAGCCCTGGCGGTGCGTGTACTGCAGCAGCCACGAGGCCGACATCTGCTGCGCGTCGGTCAAGCGCTGGACGTCGTAGTTGCCGGGGAAGCACACGGCGCGGGCGATGTCGTTGCGGCCGCCGGTGTGCGTGCCGCGCCGGTCCACGCCGTGCCCCTCGTAGATGCGCCCGGACGGGAAGTCCAGCCACGTGTAGCTGATGCCCTGTCCGAATCGGTCCTGGCCGATCTGCTCGATCTCCCGCATGAGCGCGACTTCCTCTTCGAAGGTCGCGGTCGGCGGCAGGTAGCGACCCGCCGAGTGGTGAAACCAGGTCTCGGAGTAGGGCAGCGGCAGAATGATCGGCTTGCCCTGGTAGTAGGCGCCGTTCGAGTAGCGGGCGCCCCACTCGGCGCGCGGGATGATCCTCCTCATCGGTCAGCCTCCTGGCAGCAGCGGTAGAGGTGGTGGCCCAGGCTCGGGCTCGGTCACGACGCACGTGTAGGTCGGTGCCTCCGGCGTATAGTCGGGCGCGCGCTGGCAGGTCTCGACGCTGCCGTCGGCGTGGGTCGTCGACCAGTGCAGTGGCGGCTCACCGTCCTGACCGGGCTCACCCTGGATGCCCTGCTCGCCCTGTTCGCCCTGTTCGCCGCGATCGCCCTTGTCGCCCTTCTCGCCTAGTGGACCTGGCGGCCCGATGCAGCGGGTCGGCAGGGCGTTGCAGGCAGGCTCCGGGCCGGGCTCGCCCTGGATGCCCTGCTCGCCGCGCTCGCCCCGCTCACCGCGCGGGCCTTGGGGTCCGCGCTCGCCCTGCACGCTCGGTGGTGGCACCCGCGGCACCTGCCCCAACTCGCGCAGCTGGTCGTACAACTCCTGCGCGGTCGCCGCGTTGCTGTCCGCGACCACGGTGACCTCGTCCAAGCGGTGCGACCGGTACCAGTCACGCACCGCCAGCCCACCAACCCCGAGTACCGCTAGTACCGCCAGCACCGCGGCCCACCGGCTGCGGCCATGGTCCGCGCGGCGGGCGGCCTGCACGACGGTGCGCTCCAGATCCTCACTGGTCACGGCGACTCCTCGCGCTCGCGCAGCAGCAGGCGCAGCCGCTCGACCTCGGCGCGCAGGTCCTTGTTCTCGGTGCGCAGGTCCTTGTTCTCGGTGCGCAGCTCGACGCGCATCTCCATGCCCTCGTCCAGCATCTGCTGCGCCGCGTTGCGGGCCGAGTCCTCACGCTCCCGACGTCGGCCGGTGGTGCCGACGTACACGGTCCCGCCGATCCCGCCGAGCGCCGCGAGCAGAGCTGCCAGACCGGTGAGCAACGTAGCCAGGTCACCCACATCGCCTCATCATCATCAGACCGGCTACGCGCAGTCGGTCACCACTAGGTGCTTGTCTTGGCACAGCAGGGTCCCGGAGGCCGTGCGGAACTGCTGCTGCACGTTGTAGGTGGCGCCGGGCGTCAGGCCAGTGACGTGGGTGGTCGCCGTCGCTCGGATGAAGTTCGTGTCGGCGTGGCGAAGCGCGGTCGTGTCCGAGGGCGCCCGAAAGACCGTCCCGGAGCCCACCGTGCCACCGTTGCGCACCTGGAAATCCACGAAGCAGTAGATGACGGCCTGGGACGTGACGGAAGCGGTGTTGTGGATCATCACGGCCCCGGACGCGGGCGCGACGAACGCGCGCCCGCAGGCCGTGCCGCCGGTCAGGGTGGCGGTGTAGCCGGTGGACGTGGTGGTACCGCTGGTGTTCTGCGTGTCGCTGGTCGTCGCTACTGCCGTCACCAGGTCCCCTGTGGCCGCCATCGTGCCTCCTCAGGCGTAGTAGGACGGTCGGAGCGGGCGCACCCGCGTGCCGGCCGGGTGGGCCTTGACCACGCCGTTGACCGAGCGGGCCGATATCGTCATGACCTGCTGAGTAGGCCCGCCGGGGCTCGTGATCCCGGACACCGTGACGACCTCGCCGCCGATGAGCACGTCCATCGGGTAGGCCGCGGCATTCGTGGTCCACAGCGGCCCCGACGTGGTCTCGATCGTCCGAGCTCCGGTCGTGGTCGTGGTCAACGCCACGGCCAGGGTGGTCACCAGGTTGGCCCCGTCGTAGCGGCTGGCCGCGTCACCGTAGATAGCGCTGCGGTACTTCTCGTACGGCGCCGTGTTCAGCGTGAGCGCGTGCTGCCAGACACTGCGGTACGTCTCGGTGCCGCCGCGGGCCAGTTGGTCCAAGTCCCGGTAGACGTCTGCCGCGGCCATGCCGGTGACCAGCAGTCGGTCTCCGACGTGCAGATTCAGCAGGTCCCGGGCCGCGACCAGGCCAGCGGCGTCGTTCAGCTCGGCCGCCCGCAAGTTGACCGAGACCTTGGGAAACCGGACCTCGGGCACGGTGCCCAGCGCCCGCGCCCAGCCGGCCACGTCCCCCAGCTGAGCGTCGCTCTCCACGTTGACCGTAACGCCTGCCGGCGACCTGCCGGCCGCCTCGGAATCCGTCCCGGGCTCCTTGGTGTTCATCGGCCCTGAGGTCTGCTCCACGACCACGAACCCGCCGCCCAGGTGCTCCGCGCGCACCAGGTTGGCGGTCGGTCGGTCGTCGGCGCTGGTGGCGAACTCCGGTGCCACCATGCCGGCCGAATAGGACAGCGTGGCCCCGGCGGCCCGCCCGCACATGGACCGCCGGCCGCGGAACGCGACGCCTGCGGTGTACCTCGGCTCGAACACCACGGCCCCGTCCGCCTCAGCGCACTCGGCCAGCTGGTCAGTCAGCGGCACCGGGTACTGGGGCCCCATGGCAACCGACGCCGCCGGGTTCCCCCAGTAGTCGAACGGCACGGCCTCCTCGGTGCACAGCCGGGACGCCCTGGTGACCGCCCGCTCTCCTACGTGGCCGAAGCAGGCGGCCACGGACGCGGCCAGGCTCGGCCCTGCGCCGCTGTAGGGCGCCAGGTGCCCGTAGGTGGCCGCGAGGAACCCCAGGAACAGCTCGACCATCGCCGTGTTGGTCATCGCCGCGCGCGAGCCGCTGAGCACGAGGACGCCGTCCAGGTAGACAAACCAGTCTATGTTCGCGCCGTTCTGGGATGTCCTCCACCGCAGGTGGTGCACCTTCCCGTCCGTCAGCTGGGGCAGCACGGCGGAGGTCCCCAGCGTCACCTGCACGCCGCCGCTGGGGTTCAGCCGCATGGCCAGCGTGCCCGCCGAGAGATCGACGAAGACCTGCCACACGGAGACGTCGGTGGTCACCACGTAGGGTCCGCTCCCCGCGCTGGGGTTGGCGGTGTTGGGCCGGATGAGCAGGTCGGAGCACCACGCCGAAGACGACGACCCGGTGATGAAGCAGCGGATGGCGAAGCTCGCCCCCGGGTTGGTCGTGATCCCGGTACCGAGCCACGGGGCCAGCTCGGTCAGTGCGATCACTCCGCCGGTCGTATCCCCCACCATGGAGACAGGGGTGGTCCCCACCAGCGGCTTCACCGCCTCGGACAGCACCCCGTCGTCGCAGGGCCAGTAAGCCAGCGGCGAGGTGGTCGGCAGGTACCGGCGCGGTGCCGAGGACAGAGCCGGGCGCTGGGGCCGGCCGAGCCGCTGCGTCACCCCGGCCGCCTTGAATCGGGCCGTCTTGAACCGGTGCGATGGGTCCCACGTCGGCTGGAGTCGCGTCAGCTCTCCGGTGTGCCGCAGCAGGGTCAGTACCCAGTCGTCGTAGTTGACCGTCACCGGCACGTTCGTGTTCCCGGTCGCCACCCCGGTCCGGACCCCCGGCCGGCCGGTGGTCAACCGCTCGTGGTGGGCGGACACCTGCCAGCCCAGCGGTTCGTTGGCGTCCGGGTCACCGGCCGGCCCGGCGGCGTACACCTTGCCGCGCAGTGTCTGGCCCTCTGCCTGGAACTTGGCCCGGTAGGAGTTGGCGCCGGGGGTAAGGGTCGCGACCGTCACCGTTGAGGACAGGAGGCCGAACACGCTGCTGTGGATGGACGCCGTCAGCACCTCGGCCGGGCTGACCGACACCCGCAGTAGGTAGTGCTCCCCGGCGAACGTCCCGGCCACCTGGTAGCGCAGCACCAGGTTCAGAGGCTCAACGGCGCCGCCGGCCACGTTCAGGTTCCAGCTCGCGGTGGCCGCCACCTGGCAGTCGCCGTAGTCCTCGCCGAGGACTGCCAACTGGTAGGAGTTGGCCGCGGCCACGGTCATCACACCGACCCCGGAACCTACGGAGAAGGTGCCGGCGGTCTGCGCCCACGCGTCCCCCGTGTCGGTGGTCCCCCAGGTGGTCGGCAGGGTGCGCCCGAACGCGTCCCGACTGACCCGCAGCCCGAGCCGGGTGGGCACGTTGCGGCCCTGCAGGTAGTCGTAGTAGTCGCTGAGCGGATTGCCGGGGGTCCAGTGGCCGCCATCGTTGTTGAGCACGCCTTCGACCGTGTTTGGCGGCGCCAGAGCCCTGGCCTGCTCGCCCGGTAGACCCCAGCTGACCGTGACCGGGTCGACCTGGCGCAGGCTCCGGCCCTCGGGTAGCGCGGTGACCTCCACCCAGCGGCCGAGGTACATCTCGAGCACGAGGTCCCGCGGGAACGTCAGCACGGCGTCACCGACCCACCAGGACCAGGTCTCCGTCGGTCAGCATGGCCTGCAGCACCTCGACCAGCGGCCCGGTACCGGTCACCCGCCATTCCCCGCCGCCGCCCCGGCCCGGCGCCGATTGGCCGTTAGCGACCACCCGCTCGCCGCCCTGCAGGATGCGCAGTACCTCCTGTCCGGGTGCGCCGGGCACCACGCCGCCGGTGTGCATCCGCTGCAGCGCCGGCAAGGCGATACGCGTAGCCACCCCGGAGCTCGATTGCTGGAAGTTGATATTGACCGTGCGGTCCTTGATCCCGTTCAGGGCGGTGTTGACTTTCTCGCGGAACTGGTTGAACTCCTCCGCTGCGCGCTTGAGGTCGTCGCCGATGCCGGGGACCCAGCCGAACGCCTTCGCGGTGCTGTTGATGATCATCCCGACGAAATCGAGGATGGTGTCGGTGACCCACTTGAAGGCCTTGACCAAGAACCCGACAGTCGCGACGGTGACTGTGATCTGCCGGCCCAGCGACTCGAAGGCGAACTTCAGGACCGGGCCGACGATCGGGAGAACCTCGCCGACCATGAAGCCGGCGAAGGCCTTGAACCCGGACAGCAGCTGCTCCAGCTCGGGCCGGTTGTCCTTGATCGCGCCGCGGACGTTGTCGATCGCGGACTCCAGGCCGGCGAGCCCCTGGCTGGTGATCGACTTCACGGTGGGCAGCAGCTTGTCGCCGAGCCAGCCGCCCAGGTCCTTCACTCCCGGCAACAGCGCGTTGACGCCGGCCTGCACTTTCGCCGCGCCGGGAGCGACCTTGTCCTCCATGAACGCGCCGACCTTGTCCAGCGCGGGCAGCAGCTTGTCGGTGGCCGCGCTGACCAGCTGCAGCTTCGCCTCGGTGAGTTTCGCCATGACCGGAGCCAGCTTCTCGCCGATCTTGGCCTGCAGCTCCTCAGTACGGGCCGCCAGGATGCGCTGCGAGTTCGCCAGCCCGTCGGAGGTGCCCTGGAAGTCGCCCGCCGTGTCGGCGGTCTGCCGCATGATCAGGTTGACCCGGGCAAGCATCTTTTCCTGATCGGTGAGCTCGCTGGTGACCTTCTTGCCGGTCATGGCCAGGGCCTCGGCGTCCACCTTCGCAGCGGACAGCCCGACACCGAACTTCTCCAGCGGGTCGGCCTCGCCGCGCAGCCCAGCCTGGATCGCCTCCAGGGCTTCGGACACGTCGGTGTTGAACACCGACGCCATGTCCGCCGCGCGCTCGGTCAGGCCGATGGTGTGCTTGGTGACCAGATCCAGGGACAGGCCGGCGTTCTTCAGCCCGGCGCCCAGCGGGACGGCGAGCTGGTTAAACGCGCGCTGCGACAGGCCGAACGAGTTGGCGTTGGTCTCGCCCCACTTGAGGATCACGCCCTGCGACGAGCCGAAGATCTTGTTCACGGCGTTCATCGACTCGCCGAGATCCGAGAACGCGGTGACCGAGGAGCTGGCGAGGTTCTTCAGCGCGGACAGGCCATCCCCGACGACCTTCGCGGCGACGAACCCGGCGGCGATCTTCCCGACGTCCAGCAGTTTCGAGCCGAACCCGCCGAGCGCGCTGGTCGCGGTGGAGGCGCCCTGCTGGGTCGACTGACCCATGCCCCGAGCACTGTGGTCGACCTCGTCGCGCATCTTCTTGGACGAGTTGCCCACCCGGTCCATCGCCTGGGTGAGCTTCTTCTCGTCCCCGGCGAAAACGAGGGTGACCGTGGGCTTGGCGGCCACCTACCCTCCCTCGGGGTCAAGCCCCGCCTGCTGGGCCACCTGCAGCAGCGCCTTCAGCAGGACCCGGTTGACCTTGTCCTTCTGGCGGGAGTAGCCGGGGTAGATGAACCGGCCGCCCTTGACGAAGGGCCGGCGGACGCTGCGGCTGCGGCCGACCCGACCACCGAAGTCCAGCCAGGGGTAGTACGGCACGCTGCGGCCGCCGCCGATCACGCGGCCTTCAGTGCGGGTCGAGCGCGCCTTGACGCTGCGACCGGCTCGACCCGAGCGGCGCGGCACCCGTGCGGCCGCCCAGTTGGCCACGACGTCGGCCGCCTCGTTGTGCGCCACCCGCAGCGCCTTCGGCAGATCGTTGTCCAGCTTGCGGAGGTTTCGGGAGAACTCGGCCAGGCCCTCGATCTTGATCGGGTCGACGTTGGCCATGTGCCGTCACCCCCGTTTCGCTGCCGCCAGCTCTTGCCGCTGCGCTTTCCGGCCGTAATAGATCGTCCAGCCGAGGTATTCGGCGGATGACATTTCTTCCCGCAACCGGGCGACGGTCATGTGCAATCGCTCGGCCAGGAAATAGTCGAACTCAAGATCGCTGTGCGTCTCGAAACTGGGCGTACGCCTCTTGGGCCGCCTCCCCGTTCAGTCCCGAAATGTCCAACACGGCGGAGGTGACCGGTTCCAATTCGCCGGCCGGGGAGACCTCCTGCCACTGGCGCACCTCGTCCTCGGTCAACGCCGGGTTGACCATGGCCACGGCCAGCACTTTGCGCTCCCACTCCAGCAGCTCGATCTCCTGGCCCTTGAGCTCCAGCGCTTCGACGCGAGACAGGGCGCGCACGATCACCGTGCCGACACCGGGCACCTCGACCTCGTACTCACCGAGCCGCCGGGCGAGCAGCAGATCCTTGCCTATAGCGGACAATGCATCGGCTCCTTACGCCTGAGTGGTCGTGGCGACGTCGTCGGACATCTGCAGCTCGGCGGTCCACTGCACGTTGTCCGCGACCGGGCTGGACTCGTTGTAGGCGGTCACCACCACGTCGACCGTGCGCTCCGGCTTACCGGTGCCGATGCCCTCCGGGCGGAACACGAACACCACCGTGCTGCCAAGCAGGGGCTCGATCACAGCGGCCGGGCCGGTCGCCCCGCTGTAATAGGTGCCGGAAATGGTCACGGTGCCATCGAGCAAGCCACCGTTGTACGTCTTCGAGTTCTTGCCGTAGGCCGTGTTGTCGTGCGAGTCGGCCGACCTGTTGAACGCCGTCGACTTCGTGTACGGCGAAATGTCGTCCGCATCCAGACTGACGTAAGTGTTCTTGCCGTGAATGAAGGCGGCCATGTCGTCGTCTTTCCTCTCAGGCGCTCGCGCCGATGAGCACGATGTCGTAGGTCAGGGCCATGTCAGCTCCCGGAGCCGGTGACATTGACGGTGAATCGGCCGGCGAGGTAGTCGATGCCGGCCTCGTCCGATACGCCGAAGTCGACGCTGGCCACGGTCACCGCGTCGCACGACTGGTAGGTGTTGGTGTTGCTGGAGTCGAGGGCCTGCTTGACGCTGTGCGAGCCGGACCCGTCGGCGTAGCGGGCGATGGCGTCGCGGCTCTTGCGGTCGGACACCTTGCCCACCAGCACATCGACCACCAGCGTCATGGAGTCCGAGCCGCGGCCATAGGTGGCATCGAAGTCGATCCCGTCCGGCAAGCTCACGATCGCCACCGGCGGGACCACTGAGTCGGCGTTGTACGCCTTGACCCGCAGCCCCGGGATCGGGTCGAGCTTCGTGCCCAGCTCGTCCATCACGTTGGCGAGGTTCATCGGCTCTCACCCGAACCCGGGAATCACGAAGTGCTCGATCAGGCCCTGGACGTCGGGGTCGCGGCGAGCGAGGTTCACGACCCACTCCTGGCTGCCCATCACCCCGGCCGGGGAGTCCTTGCGGTGGAACAACCTGCGCGCCAGGATCAGGCACGCCTGCTCGATGTCATCCGGCACCGCTGGCCAGCCCCAGGTTGCGGTGACCCGGACCCGCTGACCGCGGCCGGACGGCCAGGAGCCAGTGAGGTGCAGGATCCCGGTGATGGGCCTGCCGTCGACCAGCGCGTTCTCCGGCTCCGTCTCGTACGAGGTGACCACGGTCCACGACGTGCTCGCCGAGCCGGTCTCCACGATCAGGCCCGCGGTCGTGCCGATGTCGTCGACTAGCAGCAGGTGCTCGCCGGCCCGCATCAACGCCGTACGACCCTCGGGCCGGTAGGTGCGCGCGGAGACCGCGTCGTCGAGCCAGAACCGCCGGCCGGTGACTCGGTCTATCGCCCGGGACGCGCCGTTCAGGGCCTTCTGCAACTGGAGATCGTCTTCTTCGTCGTCGACGCGCACCGAGTCCTTGAGGGTCGACAGCTCGGCGTAGGTCGTGACAGCCATCAGCCGGTCGCCATGCCGGGGATCAGCGGGTCTGCTGCTGGGCGGTGCGCGCGTCGGCGGGCTGCTGCGGCGCAGCGTCGCGTTCGATTCGGGCCGCGCGGTCCTTGGCCGCCTTCGTGTAGGTGGTGTCGTAGGCCTTGAACTGCTCGTCGACGGCCTTCATGCGGTCGGTCATGCCGCGCCTCTCGTATCCCTCGCGCTCCTCGAGGAGGGCGTCGAGCATCTTGGTGCGCTGGTTGGACTTCTCGGCCGCGACCGGGTCACTCCATTCGGGGTGCTGGGCCCGGGTCTTACGGTCCTTCATCGCCTGCTGGTAGGTGGTGCCGTACGCGGCGAGCTGCTTGTCGACGGCCTTCACCCGCTCGGTGCGGCCGGCGGCGACGTAGCCGGCGCGCTCGTCGAGCAGCGCGTCGATCATCCTGGTGTTGCGGTCACCACCCTGGCCGGCGACGGTGCCTGGTACGGCGTCGTCGGGCTTCGGGCCGGACGGCGGGGTGGTCACGTCGCCAGCTGCGGGCGGCGCGGCGGGGCTGGCAGTGGCCGGCGTGCTGGTCGGCGTGTCCGCGCCGGTCGGGTTGTCGGCCGGCTTGTCGGCCGGCGGCTTGGTGGTGGGCATGGTGGGGGTGCTCCTCTCCCGGAACGGGTCGGGGAGGCCACCGGCGCGCGGTGGCCTCCCCGAGGGCGGATCAGGCGCCGGTGAAGGTCGGGGTGATCAGACCCGTGCCGGCGATCTTCTGGACGTGCGCGTAGCGCGCGTGGGTGTAGGCGAAGTAGCCGTAGACCACGAGCAGGATCTGCAGCGTCGCCGCCTTGGTCTGCTCCGCCCGAATGAACATCGGGGCGTTCGGGTCCTCCCACAGGTGGCACTCGTTCTTGTCCAGCTCGTAGATCTCGTCCTCGTTGGTCCCCGCGCCGAGGTTGATCGCGATGTTGTTGTCGACGATCACCGGGGTCCCGTTGGGCAGGATGCCCCGCACGCCCGCGCCGTACTTCTCGGCGTAGTTCGCGCCGAGGGTCTGCGGGATGACGCCCGGCTGCGTGATCATCGGGTAGCTGGTGCCCATGGCGTTCTGCATCCAGTACCACCGGCGCGAGTGCATCACCGCGAGGTTCTCGCCGGATGCCACGTCCAGCAGCGACGACTCCACCTTCGACAGTCCCTCGATGACCTTCGGGTACAGCTCGGCCGTGGTCGGCGAGGCGTCGGTGTAGGCGGTGATGGTGGCGACCGCGGACAAGCCTGTCGTCGCCTGGTTGATCAGCTTGCTGTCCAGGTTGACGTGGTAGCGCTTGATCAGGTCTTCCACGATCGTGTCCTCGACGGCGATGCCGCGGTCGACGCCCTGCCGGGACACGGTTTGCTGACCGCCGGCGGTCTGCACCGGGATGGACAGCAGGGTGTCGTCGTAGTTCGTCTCGGACAGGGCGTCGCCCTCGTTCGCCTGGTTGTCCGCCGAGGTGCCTGTGGTGCCGCGGCCGATGTTGGCGACCATGCCGGTCTCCGGCAGATCGTGGTGTCGGCAGGCGTCGGCGAACGGCCGGCCGGCGGTGGCCATCGGGGCGAACAGGTCCGTCAGGTACTGCGGCACCACCAGGCCGGTGAAGGCGCCGGTGCCGACGGCGCGGCTGACCTGACCAGTCTTCTCGGCGCGCTCGGCTCCGGCCGCCACGGCGGCGCCGCGCTCGGTGGTCTCCTCGTGCATGTGTCGGGCCAGCCGGCCCTGAGCGGCGTAGTCGCCGAGAAACGCGGACGCGACGTCGCGGGCGAACTGCTTGCCCTTGGGGTCGTGGTCCTGGCGGTAGGTGCGCTCCTCGGCGCCGACCCTGGCGACCTTGTCGTAGGCCGGCGGAGTGGCCGCGCCGGGGTGGACCTCGCGGGCCAGGCGGTCGGCGGCCTCGTCACGCTTCTGCTCTGCCTCCAGGTCAGTGACCCGGGCCTGCAGCGCGTCGATCTCGGCGTCCAGCTTGTCCTTCGCCTCGCGCTCGGCCTTGACCTTGGCCTCGTCGACGGTGT